CCTAGAGCCTTTGATGAGGCTATGTACATCCTTATGAACGGAACTGGAGTTGGTTTTAGTGTTGAACAAAAATATATTAATCAACTACCAATTATTTCAGAATCATTCTTTCAAACAGATACAACAATTGTTGTTGACGATTCAAAACTTGGATGGGCAAAAGCTTACAAAGAGTTGATTGCACTTCTTTGTCAAGGTCAAATTCCAAACTGGGATGTATCAAAGGTTCGTCCTGCTGGAGCAAGACTAAAAGTGTTTGGTGGAAGAGCATCTGGTCCAGCTCCTTTGGTAGATTTGTTTAATTTTACAATTGAAACATTTAAGTTTGCATCAGGAAGACGATTAAAGTCAATTGAGGCACACGACCTAATGTGTAAGATTGGAGAAGTTGTTGTTGTTGGAGGAGTTCGTAGAAGTGCTTTGATTTCACTTTCTAATCTAGACGATTTTGAAATGGCAAAAGCAAAGAGTGGTCAATGGTGGGAAGGCAATGGTCAAAGAGCATTGGCAAACAATTCTGCTGTATATAATTCAAAGCCAAATACTGCACAGTTCCTTCGTGAGTGGAGAAATCTGTATGAATCAAAGTCTGGCGAACGTGGAATTTATAATATTGATTCTGTTCGTAAGCACATTGATAAGTTTGGTCGTAGAGACTCAAGTCTTGTTGGTGGTACAAATCCTTGTGGAGAGATTCTTCTTCGTCCAAATGAGTTTTGTAATTTAACTGAAGTTGTAATTGATTCAGCTGATACAAAAGAAACTCTTCTTGAAAAAGTTAGACTTGCGACAATTCTTGGAACTTGGCAATCAACTTTAACTAATTTTAAGTACATTAGAAAAACTTGGAAAGACAATTGTGAAGAAGAAAGACTTCTTGGCGTATCTTTGACAGGTATCTATGGAAATAAAATTACTGCTACAAATGGGAAGGCTCTTGAATCACTTCTTGATGAGATGAGAGATCTATCTGTTTCAGTAAATGATAAAGAGGCTAAGTCTTTAAACATTAACCCATCAGTATCAATTACCTGTGTAAAGCCCTCAGGAACAGTCTCACAGCTCACAGGGGTATCTTCTGGAATTCATCCGTGGTATTCAGAATATTACATTAGAAGTGTTAGAGCAGATAATAAAGATCCCCTAACACAATTCCTAAAGGATTCTGGAATTCCATTTGAACCAGATGTAATGAAGCCAGAACTTACAACTGTATTTTATTTTCCAATTAAGGCTCCAAAGAATGCAGTTCTTACTAAAGACTTAACTGCAATTGATCATCTTGAAATGTGGAAAACATACAGAACTCATTGGACAGAGCATAATCCAAGTGTTACTGTTAATGTTGAAGAGGATGAATGGATGCGTGTTGGTGCTTGGGTATTTGATAACTTTGATTCAATTGGTGGAGTATCTTTTCTTCCATCAACAGAGCATTCTTATAAGCAAGCTCCATATCAAGAGATTTCTAAAGAAGAATATGAATCATATTTAAACAAGATGCCAGATTCAATTAAGTGGGAAATGCTTTCTTTATATGAAACAACCGATGGTACAACTGGTAGTCAAGAATTAAGTTGTGTAGCTGGATCTTGTGAAATTGTAGATATTACAAGCTAAGCTCTATGATAAAATAGGATAGAGGTAATCTATGTCCTACACAAGTTCAAATCTTTATGCTTCAAGAGTCTATGCAGAGCATCCAGTGGCTTTGTGGGCTATGGATGAGCCAAATTATTTTGTTTCTTTAATTTCACAAGAAGAAAAGCAAATAACTAGTTCTTATTGGGATTTTGATAATGCTGTTAGTTCTGCATCCGTGTTCACACTTTCTGGATATCCTTTTGATGACTTAAATGTAAATAAGGACTTAAATGTAAATAAAATATATCTTGCTACAGCATCTGCAGCAACAATAGAATTTACAGTATCTTTATCATCTTCTGTATCCTCCCTAGAGTTTGACCCAAATAAGGGTAGCGTCTGTTTATCCAACTATATCTACATTCCTGAACAAAGTTTTATTTTTTATGCAGATATAGGATTTGTTTTAGATGGAGAGGAATCATATACAAGATATTCATTTTTAAAAACAAATAACTGGGAAAAAATTTCTCATACAGAACCTACAGTTGGAGAAAGCTTTTCTCCTTTTATAAGAGTTGTGTTTGATCCAGATGTTGATGCTAATGAAGAAGAGTCTTCTATTTATTTTAACGGGGTCTCTCTTGGACAATGGTCTGAGCCTTATAACTCAGTAAGTACTGGAATTTCTAGTGCATCTTTAACCGCATTGCCAAATAGCGTTTTATCTTTAATAGATTTTCCCCAGTCAATAAATAGCGTAGTTTTAGACCCCTATGGTTTTAACGATTCTTCAAACGATGGATATGTTTTGTGTTTAAATACCTCACTCTTTGCAAACCTTTCTGGTGTGCCAATGGTCTATGGATCTTCTGGAAATATTAAATTAAATAAAGATGCATTAAGCATTGTTTCATCTTCTTCAGGATATGCAGAGTATCTTACAAATTCTGGCTCTACTGCTTATTTAGATTCTGATCAATACTATAACTTCCCCTCACTTGTATTTCCTGGTAAAGGATTTTTAAACCAGTATGGATATAATAAAACACTTACAACAGAATTTTGGCTAAGAATTAATCCTGAAACAACTACAAGAAGAAGAATCTTTGGACCACTTTCATCAGAAGACGGAATCTATGTTGATAGAGATTTTATAACTGTAAATGTTGGAAAATACACTAAGTCTTATTTTATTGGAAAATGGTATAGACCAATGTTGGTTCATTTTTGTCAAAGTCCAAATGAAATTTTCTTAATGATAAATGGAGAAAAAGTAATATCAATTACAATTGAATCATTAGAAATTGGAACTTTCCCACCAGAAAATGAAGACTATTTAGGATTTTTTACAAATGAATTTATCTATCTTTTTGAACTAGATTCTTTTTCAATATTCCCCTATGTAGTTGCAGAGCAAGTTGCAAAAAAGAGATACGTTTTTGGTCAAGGAGTTCAAGAGCAAGAAAATATTATTGCATCAAAAAATGGAACATTGTCTTATGTAGATTTTCCATTTTCTGGATATAGTTCTACAATTAGATACCCAGATAGAAGCAAGTGGAATGATGGATTTTACAATAACCTTGTGGCTAATGATAAAGGCATTACGTTGCCAGAATATAAATTACCAGAAATTATATTTAACAATGTTTCAACATTAACAGACAGTCAAAAATCTTTAATTACTTCAGGATTTTATGAAGAAAATTATATAATTCAAGATGAAGACTACCCATATATTTCAATGGATCCAAATAATTATTATGCAACAAATGGATCCTATGGAACAATTTATTTTTCAAAACTAAATCAAACAAGTTATCAAACAAGGTCTTTGCATTCAATACTTAAGTCTTCAAGCGATGTTTCAACTAGGCAGTCTCTGATTTATATTTCAAACAGTTCTGACTCTAATATCTTTGAAGTAGCAATAAACTCTGGAAGTATTCAATATATTTACAATGAAACTATTTTAAACTCAGCCTCTGTTGGCATAAATTCTTTTTTTGCAGTTGGTATTGACTTTAATAAAATTGAACAAGAATATTATTCAACTGTTGGATCTTTCTTTTCAAGACCAGAAACCCTTTCTTTAAATTTTGCAGGTAATCAACAAGAAACATTCCTTGGAAAAATATTTTCTTTAACAATAAACAATGATTTCTTTACAGATAAAGATGGTTATCAAATATTTAACTCGTCTGGAATAGCAATTAAAAACTTTAACGAAGACTTGTATGAGTATGTTGGATCCTATACCTTGTTACCAAAAACAACAAACACTTCAATAGTTTTAGATGTGGGAGCTGCAGGATATTGGGAAAACTCAATACCCTTGTCGTATTTTGGAAAGTACATTACTCAGGCTAATGGTGAATTGAAGTACGACTTGGATTTAATACAGTTTAATATTGACACACCAAGTTCAATTTTTTCAAATTACAATGTAACGTCTTCAAACTATGAGGATTCTTTGTCAACAAAAGTTTATGTAACATTGCAAAATATTTCTGAGCTTGGACAAGTAGTTTATACTCAATTTACAAATATAGAAAACATTGGAATGAATAAAATTTTAGATTTAGGAGAGATTACTTCTTCAGAAGATACAAAATATAAGATTAATGATAGAACTATTATTTACCCTCCAAAAGATGTATCTGGTTTTACCAATTACTACATAACTGTTCATATTGAAATTTCTTCTAAAGGAGTAAATACAGAAAATGTAAAGATTAAAAATATGGGATTTGCTTCACTGTCTTTTGACGAGGGTCAATTTTATTCAATTAATACACCTGCTACAGGAAAGTTCTATCCAATAGTTAAAAATGAAGATCAGTATGTCTATAAAAGAAAAACTCCAGTAATCATTGATACTGAATCTTCCCCATATTTATATTTAGCTGGAGATTCTGGAATAGAAATTTTGCCAGATGTAGATGAAAATTTAATAAAAGGAGTTGCTATTCCAATAAATCAAACTTTAAAAAATGATCAAGAAGTTGTTGGATTACAAATGTTTTTAATGTATAACAGGTCTAAATTATTTATTGAAAGAAGAAAGATTGGTAAAATATTTAGTTCCAATAACTCTTATGATATAGTTTTAGATCCTGAAGATGATGGTAAAAGAGCTTTCTTTAGAATTTTTGATTCTATTAATGGCACAGAGTTTACTACTGCAAAATTCTTTTTAAATGGAAAGCTTGTTAACAGTGTCGTAATTGAACCACTTTCTTGGAACTATATTGCCATATCTTTGCAAGAAAACTCAATACCTTTAAATGGAATTATTGGTGAGATTGAAATATATTCTGGAGTAAAAGTAGACAATGTTGCAAGCTTTATGGAATTAAATCCTATTAAGCAAGGGTTGCTTGTTTACGATGAATGGAATGTTGTTGATGATCAACTTTGGAACTACTGGTCTGGATCTGCAACATGGACCCAAGTTTTAGATGAACAGTCCTTGGAAGTTACCGTTCTTTCTTTGAATGGAGAAGAAGTTTTTAATACCTATGCTGGTCTTTCTTCTGGAATTGCTAATGATAACAGCGTGGTTAATGTTACTCAAGACTCTATTGTAATAATAAATGACATCACTTGGGACGAATATTTGGTTTAAATCATAATTTGTGGTACAATATTGTCATGGATTATCTAGATGGATTGCAAAAATTGCCAAACAAACCAAAAGTAAGAGTTGTAGAAAACGATGCTGAATACGGTATATATGTTTGGAAAACAGAAACAGGAAAAATATTTGGAGATGGCGATGGAAGTTTTATGAATATTCCAGCCAGAAAATATGATATAACTGCTATTAATAGAATTACTCAAGCTGCAGCACACTATGGTGCTGGTCCAGGAGAAGCAAAGTTTATGGCAGGAGTCACAAGGATTACTGATGAAGAGCATTCTGTTCAGATTGACAGAATGAAGCAGGGCTACATACCAAGTGAATTCGACACTGGTGCTTTTGCTGATGCTGCAAAGGGGTTGCAACAACATGGAGATGAATGATGAAGTTATTGCTAGAATTGACAATCTAGACAAGAATAAACCATCTGCAAATAAAACAGATGATTTTATGACTGAAGCAGAACTTGTAAAAAGTTTTGACGGTATAGATGCAAACTTTAAACGTAGAATTACAAGAATGAGCAAGGCTTATACTGGTCAAGACGGTGCAAAGTCTAAGCAGCTATTTCCAGAACAAGATATAACCACAGCCTATGGTCTTTTTGATGTTGTTCTACCACCCTACAATCTTGATGAGTTGGCATTCTTTTTTGATAATTCTTTTGCAAACCATGCTGCAATTAATGCAAAGGTTGCAAATACAGTTGGTCTTGGATATGGTTTTATAATGTCTGACATCGTTAAAGCTAGAATTGAAGAAATTGAAAATGTTGATCAAAGAGTCAGAGCACAAAGAAAAGTTGAAAGAGCAAAGTCTGAGCTTGCAAATTGGCTTGAAGAATTGAATGATGAAGATACTTTTACCCATGTCCTTGAAAAAGCAATGACAGACTATGAGGCAACTGGAAATGGGTATATTGAAATTGGAAGAAAGAATACTGGAGAGATTGGATACATTGGTCACATTCCTGCAACAACAGTTCGTGTAAGACGTATGCGTGATGGTTATGTTCAGATTGTAAATCAAAGAGTTGTTTTCTTTAAAAACTTTCAAGATAAAAAAACAGTAAATCCAGTTACAACAGATCAAAGACCAAATGAACTTATTCATATTAAAAAATACAGCCCAAAGAATACATATTATGGTGTTCCAGATGTTGTGTCTGCTGCAACTTCAGTAGTTGGAGATCAACTTGCTGCAAGATATAATATTGACTATTTTGAAAACAAGGCTGTCCCAAGATACATTGTTACTCTAAAGGGTGCAAAGTTAAGTTCAGAAGCAGAAGATAAACTATTTAGATTCTTACAATCTGGTCTTCGTGGACAAAACCATAGAACTCTTTACATCCCACTTCCTGGAGATGCTGCAGATAACAAGGTTGAATTTAAGATGGAGCCAGTTGAAAATGGAATTCAAGAAGGATCATTTGATAAGTACAGGACTTCAAATGTTCACGATATTCTTATGGCACATCAGGTTCCAATTTCAAAAGTTGGTTCAGATCCTGGTAGTTCAATCGCATCTGCACTTGTATCTGACAGAACATTTAAAGAACAAGTAGCAAGACCAGCTCAAAAGAATTTAGAGAAAACAATTAATAAACTTATTAAAGAAAAGACAGACATTCTTTTATTAAAGTTTAATGAGCTAACTTTGACTGATGAAAATACTCAAAGTCAAATTGATGAAAGATATCTAAGAGCACAAGTTGTTGTTCCAAATGATATTAGACCAAGACTTGGACTCCCAGTAGTTCCACAAGGAGATACTCCAGTAGTTATGACCCCTCAACAACGTGCAGAGCAAAATGCTCAAATGGCTGGTACAAGACAAAGAGATCAGCAAAGAACTGATCAGGCTTCAGATTCATCTGCAACCACAACAGGAAGAAATCCTGGTGGCGAAGGAAGATCTGTAGTATAATATAACAATATTATAAACATATAAAAAATACATATATAATAGGATTAACATGACTAATTTAAGCAAGGCTTATTGGACTTCAGATAACGATGATATAAAGTTATCTATGCCAATTGCTAAAGTGGATGTAGAGCGTAGAATCGTTTCTGGATTTGCTACGCTTGATAACCTTGACAAGCAAGCAGACATTGTTCCTACAGATGTTAGTATAAAAGCTTTTGAAACATTCCGTGGTAATTTAAGAGAAATGCATCAAGCTATTGCAGTTGGCAAAGTTGTTAATTTTAGACAAGAAAAGTTTTTTGATAAGTCTACAGATAAACTCTATAATGGTGTTTATGTAGATGCGTACATTTCTAAAGGTGCTCAAGATACCTGGGAAAAGGTACTTGATGGCACTCTTTCAGGTTTTTCAATCGGCGGAATAATTAAAGATTCAGAAAATGCTTATGATGAAAATGTTGCTAAGACAATTAGAGTTGTTAAAGATTATGAACTTAATGAATTATCTTTGGTAGACAATCCAGCAAATCAATTTGCAAACGTGGTGTCAATTCAGAAAGTTAACAAAGATGAACAAACGGATGGTATAATTGCAAAAGCAGACCTTGAAAATGTCTACTGGTGTGAGAATGACGGTATCGTCAGACTTTCAGAAGTTGATGATTCAAGTTGCCCATCATGTGAAGTCAGTATGAAAAATATTGGTTTTGTTGAGACAAAGGATACAGAAAAAGCTATGACAGTTAAATCAATTTTAAACAAGTTTATTGGTTCCACGGACCTTGCTAAATCTGAAGATGTTTCCGAAACCCCAGAAACTTCAAGCGAAACGCTTGAAACAGCGATTGACAATAACGAGTCAATTGTTAAAAACAATATAGAGGAGGAGAACAACGTGTCAGAAGATAATACAGTAGTAGAAGAGACCGTTGAAGAAGTTGCAACTGAAGAAGTTGTTGCTGAAGCTCCTGCCGAAGAAACCGTA